TTAGGATCGTGAAGTGAATCGCGCCTTGTCTTTTGGCTATAGGTAAGCCAATCGGAATAATATCGAAGCCTTTCTCCCAAGAATGGTAGCCACTCATCAAGCAAAGCCTTGAGATCGTAATTATTAATATCCAAAGGAGAACCATGATGTAGCCATTGGTTTACGCGTTGGCTGTGCTGTAAATCTTTGCCATCAATAATCTGCTCCAGTGCTGGTATGACTTCGATTGGCAATGCAGGGGGGAACATCTGATAAAGATACTTAGCGCTCTCTACACAAGCCAAATACGCATCACCAACAGCGATCCGACCGTGCACCATTTGAGCATCGGATACACCAAACAATCCTTTAGGTTTGGCAGTTCCTAGCACCGAAAGGCATGGCAAAAGCTGTCTAATCTTTCTGTCCAAATCTAAATCATTACCAGTACCGCCATCAATCGCGCCGCCACAAAATAGAGCATGGTGCATCGTTGGCGATACTTGCACACCAATCTGAGAGAGGAAGGAATCAATACCACAGCGTCTCAAAATACGATTGCGTAGCGAGTTACCAGAAAGACAAAACACCTCAGAGGGATTTCCCTCTAAATCTGTCACTTTCATCGTTCGTAAATTGGTTTGATTGCCTACAGACTCACTGATGTGAGACAAGGGCTGTAGCAATGTAATTTGCAAATGGAGCTTGATATTGTGGCGATCGTGGGGATTGTAATTAAGCATTATTAGCCTCTACATCTAGAGTATTTTCTGTTTCTTCTGGAATATTCAAAGCGCGATCGCTTTCAAAGCGAACGCGACAAAAAGTGGTAATCACGTGAGGTTTGGATTTGCACATATTCAGAATATGGCGATCGCTTATCCCATGCGTATATTTCAATTTGGCTAAAATGTCGTTCCATCCCAACCACCAAAGATCAATATTTTGATCGCAGTCTTTCTGTTGAATCTCTTCCATACTGCCATCATCATTCACAGTAGCCCGTAAAACCACTTGTTTTGGCGCGATTATGCGAGTCCATTCTTTTGGGTTGAGGTGTGCAACGATTAGCTTTTTTGCCAGATTCTCAATGTAATCATCAATACTTCTTGAGGGAATAGCAGCATTTTGGATACTGCTTTGAAAATATTCCCATGTTTTTAAGCCCATGGCAGGGCTTTTGCCCTTGTCTCTACAGCGAAAAACCCAGTAGCTAAGCGCACTAGCCAAGGCTGTAGTCTTGTCCTTAGTTTCTATTCCATACATAAATATTTCTCGTACATCTACGGTGTTTTTATTCTAGATCACAAACAGCATTCCAAGCCGCCAACTTAGCTTTACCGACAGACACACCACGCGCCCTAGCGTGGTCAAAAGCTTTATTACGCAGTCTGCTTAATTCACGCGCCCGCATCTCCTTTGGTGTTGCCTTACGTAGCTTAGGGATAGCGCGATAATTACCCTCAACGCATTCAATATGCAAGCGCCTGTTACCGTATGCGATCGCGCCTTGGCTAAGAAGTAAGCGCAATGCGCTCGTATTGATTTGCGTACAGATTTCAATGTAGCGCAAGGAGTAAGAGCCGCAATGGGTGCTGAAAAAGCCGATGAGCTTGGCTCGTTCAATTTCTAAGAGCATCATGATTCATTGAGATAATCTTTAACAAATTTCACGCGATCGCCCAAATCCAAACAGTCCCTATGCAACTCCTTATAAGGTAAATTTAGATGATTGAGTATCCCCAAAAGCTGAGTATGCAACTTGAATATTAACGGTTGATTAATCGCCGCTTTGTACTCACGCTCGACAAAAGGGATTGCAGGAGGAATGAGGACAATCTTGTCAAAATACCGAGCCGTAACATTAAAGCAATTTTGCAAATAGTCCATAATCTCAGACTGTGTATGCTTATCTAACTCACCATTGCCAACATCAGTAAGCAAGTAAGCAGCCATGTCCAACGGTGTGCGATCGCAGATAAAGCTAGGTTCGTCAACTTCAAACCAGATATCTTCAGCTTTAGCCAAAATCTTTTGTTGCAAAAACAACCTAGTGCGGATATCCAATTTGTCGGACGGGTGGAAACCATGCTCCAAAAACACACTACTCGCATCAATAGGGATATATGGAATCCCTAGCTTTTGCGATAAGGCGTTTGCCAGTGTGGTTTTGCCCGTGCCATGTGCACCGCAAAGTCCTATTCCTATACAGGACTTTGCGGTGCGATAATCTGGATAAACAACCAATCTATCGTCTGGGATAAGCATTGCATAGCTAACCCTTCCACCAAACATAGCTTTCGCTTCGTCTTCAGTGTCAAATCCGCCATAAGCAATGCAGTTTAGGCCTCGGTCCTCAAACATCGCGTACCATTTTTTCATTGTCTTCACCACCAATATCAATTACTTCCTTGTCCAAGCACTGCATTATCAGTGCTAACTCGCCTTTTAGATCTTCTAGTGTTGTGCCAACAGGTGTTACTTCTTCGTGGCCCCAACTGGTTAATTTGCCCTTACTATTTGGGTAAAACTCGCGGATAGCAAACAACTCATCGCCATTTTCAAGGGTTTGCTTTGAGATTCGATACGTCCAACTCATTATTTAACCTCAGTTAAGTTCTGGCTATCCCAAAGAGCTTTTTGCGCTAGCCATGCTTGGATGTCTTCAATTTTGACGATCATTATCCTTTACGCTCCTTATTCCTTAATCCAGCTTCTCTAAGCGTGCTTAGAACTACTGCCGCAGTCCAAACGCATGTAAACACTGCAATAAATAGCAATCCCTTACCTAATGGCTGCCATACGAACCAGAAAAAACCCGCGATCGGTATCAGAAAAACAAAAGTTAAAGCGAAACAACCGCCAAAAGTTGATGCTGTTGCTTGTAGTTCTTCCTTACTGTCAGACTCAAATAATCTAGCCATTATCCTTTACTCTCCTGTGTGTCTAAATCACCGTTGTATCTTCCAGTCTCTGAGTAATCATGCCTTGGGTAAGCCGTCTCAGCAAAAACAATTTGACCGATTCGCATCATTGGATAAATAGGTTGCCAAGCCCAAAGACGATGATTTAGTAATTCTAAAGTCAGCTTTGAATTATTAAAACCACCATCAATCCATACTGCCAAAACGTGCCCCCATCCTGATCGCCCTCTACTTGACTTAAGTCTAAACTCTGCTGAGTAATTACTCGGCATATTGAAAGTCTCGTAGGTACAAGTCAGAATAAAACTTAGTGGCGATACCAAAAACGGGTTTGATTCTGAGTATTTGGTTAAGTCATGAGTAGTAAACTCTTGACCTGTTAGACATCGTTTAAGCCAGTTATTCTCAGTTTTCAGTGTGTAGCCTATCCGCACATCGAGTGATTGTGGGTTAAGCATTGCTTTGTCAAATGGCACGATAACGCCTTTTTCTTCGCAAAGCTTTTCGATTTCGTGGTCAACTAGCGTCATTCGTAACTCTCGCTTTCCAAAATAGTAATCAATCCAGTGTCAATCATTCTCATCATCAAAGGATTTGTTTGCACTAAATCCCAGTTATACCAAGTAGGCTTTTGATTAGCCAAAAAAGATTCTAAAAGCTTCCAGTTCTTTCCTGCTAATTTGCGAATCCATCGAAAGTTAGTTAAAAATCTATACATTGTTTTACCCTGTAAATTTACTCAAATAACCTCAAAATCCTAGAACTAGCACCCATCTTCTGAGCTTTTGCGCGAGAAGCTTCTACCCTATACCGATCTTCCATCTGCTGTGATGAAATGGCGATCAGGATGCGCTGTTTTTCTGGCTGTTTTTCTGTGTCACTCATGGTTATTTTTACTTATAAATTCTTGAACAAGTACCGATCGATCTTCATTGTTTAACAATGGGTTAGCGGCGATCGCCATTTCTATGGCTCTTAATCCATCAAAAGAATATTTGGTAGCGCTAAGCTCACATTCAAAACTTCTCAAAAGCTTTTGCCATTCAGGAATAATGACAATTTTGCTGACTTCTTCATTGGCTTTTTTTAGGTACAACCTATTGTTTATACTAACTTCAGTCTGACTTGTAGCCATCATTATTCTCCATACAGTGAATAAATAGATAACACATGGCTTTAGCTGCTGTATCAGAGTACTTTTCGCCTTTAGGATTAGAAGCAAAATAGCCAATATCACCATTATCTGCTACGCCTTTTTGCAAAATATAAGTCAACCCATAGTCATCAAAAGCTTGTGTGATTGCGTCTAGAGATGTGTCATATTTTGGCACTGGAATATATTGCTTACTGCCATCAAGAGGGTTTCTAACGGTTGATCTGTCGTTAATTCCACAGAGTCCATCTAAAACAAATTCTTGATAATCACCAGTAAACCCGCAAAGCTCAGCGACTTTCTTTCGGATTGAGATCGTGTTAGTCATGCTCTAAAGCCTCCTAATCTTCTGTAAATCATCAGCACTGCAATTCAGTACATTGCAAAGCGCATCAATTAGGTCAAATTCCAAGAACCTGTAATAACCCTGCTCTAACTTTTGGATTTTGCGTAGATTGCAGCTATCCATACTTGCAGCATTGGCTTTTAGCCAAGCATCGCACTGCTTAGCTAATTCCTTTTGAGTGAGCGATCGCGATTTGCGTAAGCGCTTGAGATTTAGTTGCATGACTTTAGCTCTTGGTATTTGCGCTCTAATTCTGGTAGTTCGCATTCGAGATCCCCGTTGACGGTTAACTCGTACCATTTACCAGTAGATTTAGAATACTCATACGAATAAGGCATTAACTCTTTATTCCACCAAATACTAGAGTTATCTTCATTACGGACATACGCCGCACCTTCAAAGTTTAATAAAGTTGTAGTTCTTGTAGTCTCTCTAATTATTTCCATTACATAAACATCCTTGAATACATTACTAAGCTGCCAGCAACAGCCACATTATAGGAAGCAGTGTTAACGGATTCGATAGATACAATGTGCTGGCATTGGGCGCGAACTTCGTTAGGTAATCCGTTATCCTCGCTACCTAGTAAATAGATAGCAGTCTTTGGGTGCTTAAATTCACGCAAAGCAATGCCGCCCATCTCAACACCAATTAATTGAGAGCCAACTGGACGGTTGTCAAGAAAATGATTAAAGTCTCGATAGTTGACTAATGGGATCTGTCTTTCCGCTTTAAGTGTATCGGTGCATTGATGCTTGTATCTTTTCCCGATGGTAAAAATACCGCTAGCACCTAATTGATAAGCGCTTCGCCACAAAGTACCGATGTTCGGCTCTGTCTTGCCTTGGTAGATACCAATTTGGAAATATCCACTCATTTACTTGTTACCTCATTAACTACTAATCACTATACTATCTACTACCCCCTAAAAGGATACTTTTTACTTATATAATTAGATGAGAAGCAGTGACAATACTAATCATTTGTGTATTGACTATCCCTCAAAAGGGTAGTAATGTATATACAGACAAGCAAACAACACAGGAAAAAGCAGTGACTACAGCAGCACAACTCGCACCAATCAAAAACGCAATCGCATTAGAGTTGCAAGACTTGAGAGAAAACCACGAATATGAGAAAACCCAATGCCAATCGGCGATCGCTAAAGGCGACTTTGTAAGAGCTTCACGCTCTATGCATGAGTGCATGATTTGGGAATACAATCAAAATTTTGCCAATCAATTCAATCTCGATAAAATCGAATGTGCCGCAAAATTTACTAATGAGATTCAAACCGTTATGGATTCTCTCATGGCTAACATCTATCGCACAGTATCGAATCCACGCGCCGACTATCTTGCTTTGCAAGACGCTCAAAAGGAGCAATACAAGTTTTTGGTTAAGGTGCAAAAGATGATCGCTCGTAGAGAGGCTGCTTAACCCATGACAGAAATCCAATATTGCGAAAAATACTGGATTTCTCGCAATATCGCAATAGCGAGTATTCCAGTATTTCATTATGGCAATAAGGTAAGCCGAAAATGCCTATTTGTGATTGAATCGCAACCAATTGTAGGAATGACTGAGGTTTATTGTGAAAATAATTGAACTAGCCAAAACCGTTTTAAAAGAAAAGGCTGAGCTAGCAGCACTCAGGCAAACGATCGCAGATTTGCAAGAGCAAGAAAATAGATTACGCAATGAAATCGCAAGCCTTGATCATCAATTCTCTCAAGAGTTTGGTCGCCTAGCCGACATTGCTGATGAGAAATCTATAGACCATTCTGTAGTTGTAGAAATTGATCAGCAAGTTTACACAATTCGATATAAAGAGTTTAAAGGGCTTGTTATATCAGCTAATCAAATCTTAAAAGAGGAAGAATAAACAATCATGAAACCCGTAAACCACTACGCATCAACCACGCCGATCCCTGATTGGCTTGAGGCTGAGATTTTAGAACTATCAAAAGATGTTGATGAGATCGCCTTATTAGTGACCGACTTAGGGGGATCGTTATGGCTTCTTAGTTGGTTGAGTCATCCATCAGCAAAAATATCTGAACAAGCTAACGAATGGCTTAAAACACAATCACGCGACACATTCAAAGCGCTACTCCAATGGGTAGCGATGGAGTTGATTTAGGCATGAAGATTTTAGTATTCGCGGCTTACAAAGTAAACAAACAAGGAATTTCAGCACAAGGATCATGCGGCTTTGACATAGATATAGCCCATCCTTCAGAATTCGCAGAAGCGCTAGCAGAAGCTGAGAACAGGATTAAAACTCGCACCAAATCAGATTCAGTAACGTTCTTAAATCTGACAATGCAAGAATGGAAAGAACCATGACTACCGCACAACAAATCACCATCTGTCAAACCCCTGAAGGGTATCTGCACACAGGCTACAGCGAGGATTACATCAAGCGTAATCCGCAATCATTCTGTAAGGTTTGTAAGCGATGGCAATTTAAGAGGCGGCGGTGTAAGTTATTTGTTGAGGGTAAACAAGATTAATTAATAAAGGAGTAAACATAATGGGTCGTGAAGTTCGTAGAGTTCCCCCTGATTGGGATCATTGGAGTTATTCGGATCAGCCATTGTTTGACTGCTATAACAAGGCATTGGCGCGATGGGTTGAACATAACGATAAATGGAATCAAGGATTTGAGCTTAATTACACTACTAAGCAATGGGAACCTATCGCAGACAAATACAAGAATATTTCATACAGTGAATATGATGGCGATTGCCCTGATCCTAATGACTATATGCCAGATTGGGAAAATTCAGAGCGTACACATTACCAAGCTTATGAGAATACAACTGAAGGTACTCCTATATCTCCAGTGATGGCTACTGAAGATGATTTGATTGATTGGCTTGTAGATAACAAAGCTTCTGCTTTTGGAGATATGACTGGCGATCGTGATTTTTGGACATCCGTAGTTAAGCAAAATAGTGGCGGCTTGATTACAATTACTAAATTAAAGTAACCAACAGCAAAAAGAGAGAGCGATCATTGAGATCGCTCTCTCTTTTTGTCTATTTATAAGGCTTTGGCTTTGGCTTACTACCTTTGGGCTTAGGTTTCATTTTCATGGCAGTGGTTCTGTGACTTAACACTTTTATTATCGCAGATTGTCCTCAAGATTTAATTTAATAGATCATCTCTGACAAGGCGATCGTAAAACTGTTGATGGGATTCTCTGGGAAGTGGTGTTAAGTTCATGCCTTCACAAAGTTAAATATTCAGTGCTAGGCAAACT